GCCATGGCTTCGGCTGGAATGTCACAAGGGGCGCTTGCGAAGGCCTCAGGTATTGCTCAGCCAACCATTTGGCGCCTGGTGAGTGGAAACGCCAGGGGTTCAACAAAAATTGTCGAGATAGCTAATGCTTTGGGCGTCAGGTCTGAATGGTTATCAACCGGAAATGGACCGATGCGCGATGACGGCCAGCTCCCTCGCGCTGCCCAGGTTAAAAGTCAGGATACTGATGCATTCAGGATTGATGTGCTGGACCTTATGGTTAGTGCAGGGCCGGGCATCGTGAACCAGGAGTTCGTCGAGATTCTCCGTTCTGTTGAGTATGAGCCAGCTGAAGCCCGCCACATGTTCGATGGACGTAAGGCTGAAAGCATCCGGATCATCAACGTCAGGGGTGACAGCATGTCCGGCACGATTGAGCCGGGTGATCTGCTGTTCGTCGACATCAGCGTTAAGAGCTTTGACGGCGACGGGATATACGCCTTCCTGTACGACGACACTGCTCACGTCAAGCGCCTGCAGAAGATGAAGGACAAGCTGCTGGTTATCTCAGATAACAAGAGCTATGCAGCCTGGGACCCGATCGAAAAAGACGAGATGAATCGGGTATTGGTATTCGGAAAGGTGATCGGCAGCATGCCGCAGACGTACAGGAAGCATGGGTAAAATTTCGTTGAGAGACATAGATAAGCCTTGCCTAGCAGGTATGAAAGTTGCGTTAGCAAGTTAAAGAGAACATAATTTAATCTGCCAGTTCTCTTTAGAGAGGTCATCATGTTCAAGAAATTATTTAAACAATTCAAATCAGACGCACCAGCTGAAGGTGTAGATGCGATTGTTGAAATTATTGAAGAAATAGATGAAAAGCAAAGAAAAATTGCAGATAAAAAAGAAAGAGCTAAAGAGGAGTGGCAAAATGGAGCAAGAACAACAAAAAATAGATTCACTATATGACTTTCTTTACGTCGACAGAGTTCGCGCTAGCTCTTTAACTGCACAACTTTATGGCCCTGGTGTAGCCACTGCTATCAAAATGATAACTTCAGATATCGATAAATCAACAAAAGGTGTCGGATTTGACATAAAGGTTCTCAAGGCTAACACTTCCGTTGAAGAAGCCATTAACCACACGCAAGAAAAGCAGTTTGACGCCACCTGGTCCCTTCCTATAAATCTTTTAGATCAGCTTAATCAGGCAGGGATGATTCGTAATGGACTGAATGGCGAGCAGTTAGGAAATACCGTAGCAGTTCAGGGCAATATGCGGATTTTTGACATATCGATGCTTCAAAAAAGCATACCTTTTATGATCAAACTTTATGGTAATCAGCAACAAAAATCGCCACAAAAAAATCAAAAAAAATCAAACGACCCTGACAATATCGAGGTTGCACCCGGCATTACACTTGGAATGGTTAGTGAGCTATTGAATATTGTGCCAAATACACTTCAAGTTGATTTTATTGATAAAAACGGCAATACCATTTGGATGACAATAAACAGAGAATATCTAACAATCAATCCTGATGATATGTTCTTAAAGTATGGAGGGAGAATTCCTGGAGATTGGTTTGTTGTAGGCTTGATTGATGCGTTGCCTGAAGTGCACCAGAACAATCACCCTTTGCATTTTCCTGTTCATCCAGTAAAAGACGGAATAGCACAGATGCTTAATGCAATTAAGGCATTAGCAGGTCGCGGCGAAGACTCATATGGAATAACTCCACTGGTTATTTTCAGAAAAATGAACTAACCCCTAAATTTCAGATCCCGGCCCCGCGCCGGGTTTTTATTGCCCCTATTCTTCCCTCAGCATCAGCACATCCAGTGCCAGCTCTACTGCCAGATCTACCTGGTCACCCTGCCACAGCACCTGAATCATCTCTATCAGCGCCTCTCTTGATGGCTCGCGCTTCTCAACCAGCAGCTGCATAACCGCTATCCCGATAACCTGCGCAATCTGCGGGTGCATCTCTGCGAAAAACTCATCCTCATTCGACATGGCGCTACCCTCTTTGGCGTTTTTTTGGGCATAACAGCACAATAGGAAAAAATAAATTCATTTAGCTATCAATGATTTAATAGCAATAGCTATCAAATAATATCAATACGTATTGCTATGGTTAATACTCATTGCTATTATCAATCCATCCAAACAACAACGTTGGCGCCGGTAATAGGTAACAACGCTCCGTTAGCCGCGATAAGGCAAAGGTGAAGAGATGATCCGAGAACATGAGGTACCTGCGTGGAACAGATTCAAGGTGAAGGTGGCTCTGCTGTTGGCTTTGGTCGCATTCGTTAGCGTTCAGTGCTGGGGTGCGGTATGAGCAGAAACGGCATTCGTTCACTGGTTATCGCGCTGGCCATTGGTGTGGTTTTTTGGGCTGGTCTGGCTGTCGAAATTATGCATTTCACGGGGGTGTTCAATGGCTAACTCAATTCCTAACAGCGGACGCGCCGTGATGATGCGCAATCGCCGCACCGGAGCCGCCTGGCTGGTCAGCTTCGACTATCGCGACGGCAGCTACTGGCATGAGCCGCAGGGCAATCTGCGCCACATCCGCCGGCCATACGCATCACGCAATATCGAGCCGAACCTGGTTCCAGCCGGGACGCATTAACCACGCATATCAGCGCACGAATTTAACTGAGCTATCAGGCAGCCATTACGGTGCCGGGATTCTTACAACCAAATTTCAGGAGCGAGCTATGAACGCATACCGCGCATATGACGCTATCGAAGAACGGAAATGGGCTGAACAGTCGCTCACCGAAGAGAAGCAAAAGTGGATTGACGATCGGGCGCAGGAAATTATCGACTCGCTGCCGAAAGAGCCGTCAGGGCTGTTCCGCTTCTCTGTGCCGATGGACAAAAGCCCATATGAAGGCCTCCGCAGCGATGCAGCTGGCGAGGCATATAACGATCTCATCTCGGCAGTAGCTTACGCCCAGGCGGAATACGACTGGGATCACCGCACCGGCTGCCCGTTTTAACTTTGGGGAATAGCAATGGCTAACGAACTTGTGATTACAGCCAGCTCTCTTGCTGAGCGAGGCATTGACAGCGCTACCTGGAGCGCCCTCAAAAACAGTATTTACCCTGGCGCCAAAGACGAATCGGTAATGATGGCGCTGGACTACTGCCGGGCCAGAAACCTAGATCCGCTTCTGAAGCCCGTTCATCTGGTGCCAATGAGCGTTAAGGACTCGAAGTCGGGTAAAAGCGAGTGGCGCGATGTGGTTATGCCAGGCATCGGGCTTTATCGGATTCAGGCCGATCGCTCCGGTGATTACGCTGGCGCAAAAGAACCAGAGTTCGGCCCGGACGTCACTCTGACGCTTACCGGTATTGAAGTGACCGTACCTCAATGGTGCAAGTACACGGTCAGCAAGCGCATGCCAAGCGGGGAAATCGTCGAATTCAGCGCGAAAGAATACTGGGTTGAGAACTATGCCACCGCCGGCCGCGACACTACCGCGCCAAACGCAATGTGGAAAAAGCGCCCTTACGGCCAGCTGGCGAAGTGTGCCGAGGCCCAGGCTCTGCGTAAGGCGTGGCCTGAAATTGGCCAGCAGCCCACTGCCGAAGAGATGGAAGGTAAAACGCTGGAAGTGGATATGCGTGACGTTACGCCGCGCAACACGACAGAGGCTCTCCCCCTGGTGGCCAGTGGGGAAACGTTGCAGGCAATTACTGACCTCCTGACGTCCCTGAATAAGGACTGGGAGCAGGACTTCCTGCCTCTGTGCAGCAACATCTTCAAGCGTGACATTTTCCAGGCATCACAGCTCACCGAAGAAGAAGCGCAGAAAGGCTTTAGCTTCCTCCAGAAAAAAGCGCAGGTGGCAGCATGACCGGAAAAACTGTTGAAGTGACCTGCAAGTGCTGCCCGGACAAATTCCTTGCCCGAGTTGCTGACAGAAAAAGAGGCTGGGCGCAGTTTTGCAGTAAGTCATGCGCAGCTTATTGGAAGCAATATGGCCGTCGTAGAGGCCATCAATCATTAGAGATGCGTCAGGCGGCCATTGACAGAAATTCTATTGAGCGACTTCAGCGCGATAAACATGGGCGCGATTCATCTAGCGGTTTTGTTTATGTAGGTGGATTTGGGCCATGGGATGACCATAAGGACTGCTGACATGACACCAGAAATTATCCTCGATCGAACTGGCATTGACGTTACCCGCGTTGAACAGGGAGATGAATCCTGGCACCGCTTACGCCTGGGCGTGATCACCGCCTCGGAAGTCCATAACGTCATTTCGAAGCCGAGATCAGGCACCAAGTGGACTGACATGAAAATGTCTTATTTCCACACGCTGCTCGCAGAGGTTTGCACCGGCGCGGCGCCGGAAGTTAACGCCAAGGCGCTGGCCTGGGGGAAACAGTATGAGGCCGACGCTCGCACTCTTTTTGAGTTCACCACCGACGTGAAGGTAACGGAGTCACCGATCCTTTTCCGTGACGAAGGTATGCGCACCGCCTGCTCACCAGACGGCCTGTGCAGTGATGGCCGCGGCCTTGAGCTGAAGTGCCCTTTCACCTCTCGCGACTTCATGAAATTCAGGCTTGGCGGCTTCGAGGCTATCAAATCCGCCTACATGGCCCAGGTGCAATTCAGCATGTGGGTAACCGGTAAGGATGCCTGGTACTTCGCGAATTATGACCCTCGCATGAAGCGAGAAGGCATTCACCACGTGGTTGTTGAGCGCGACGACAAATACATGTCCGACTTCAACGAAATGGTGCCGGAGTTCATCAGCAAGATGGATGAATCGCTGGCTGAGATCGGGTTCATCTTCGGGGAGCAGTGGAAATGAAACGCACTCCATTTTACCGCAGGCCCGGCAAAGCAGGGAAATTCTCCGGCCTTCGCGAGCGCGTGATCTGGATGATTCAGACGCGCGGCCGCCCCGTTACCGGCAGCGAAATAGCGGAGAAATTCGGCGTGACGCTTGTCGAATTTAACCGCGTTGCGAACGGCATAACCAAGGGAGAAGGCCGCATTGCACAGCTGATCGCATCGGAAACCTGGCTCAACGAGGATGGCATATGCGATCGCACCTTTGACCTGATCACAAGGCCAAAGGTCATTACCCCGCAGGGTAAAACGCGCCTGTTCACTAAGCGCTCGATAGCTCAGGCCGCCTCTGGCAACCGCCAGAAATGTATTGATAAAGCGGCCCGGCGCCGCCGGCTTATCGCATCTGGACTCTATTTCGATGAAATGGAGTCAGTCCTATGAACCGCTACTCACTTATCTATGCTGACCCGGCCTGGTCTTACGGGAACACGATAAGCAACGGCGCCGCCGTCGATCACTACCCCACCATGAGCTTGCTCGATATGAAGCGGCTCCCGGTGTGGGAGCTCTCCGCGGATAACGCTGTGCTGGCGATGTGGTACACCGGCACCCACAACCAGGAGGCGATCGAGCTGGCCGAGGCCTGGGGATTTACGGTGCGCACGATGAAGCTATTCACTTGGGTGAAGCTGAACCAGCTGGCCGAGCTACGCATTACCAAGGCCCTGGCAGAGGGTGACGTCGCCGACTTTTACGACTTCCTCGACCTGCTGAATGCTGAGACGCGCATGAACGGCGGCAACCACACCCGCGCCAATACCGAAGACGTGTTGATCGCCACCCGCGGCGCCGGGCTGGAGCGCAAGCACGCCGGCATTAAGCAGGTGGTCTACAGCCCGCTCGGCGCGCACAGCGAGAAACCGTGGGAAGTTCGCCACCGCCTGGAACTGCTCTACGGCGACGTGCCGCGGATTGAGCTTTTCAGCCGCAGCGCAGAGCCAGGCTGGAGCCACTGGGGCAACCAGTGCGCCTCCGCTTCCGTTGAGCTGATACCCGGCTACACCATCTGCCTGGACAATGTAACTAAGGGGTTTTTATGACTAATACATCTCATAAATCAGATGAAATTTTGATAACCGATGACGTTCTGTCCAGATACAAAATATCGCGCAGCACACTCTATTTCTGGAGCACCCCATCCCGGATGCCCTCTTACTTTGCTCAGCCATTCCCGCAGCCTAAAATAAATGGCAGCCCTAAAAGGTGGAGACTTTCAGACCTGCTGGCCTGGGAGGATAACGTGGGGATCAAACCAGAGGCTGACCAACCAGCTTCTCAAGGTGATCCTGCCAAACAGCAAGCCAGTGACGCTGATCATCCAGATAATCATGCAGGTTATAACGTGCCATGA